CTCATGGTGATCCAGGAGGGATTCGAACCCCCGACCCACGGCTTAGAAGGCCGTTGCTCTATCCAACTGAGCTACTGAACCATATTAACTTGGAGCGGGCGATGGGAATCGAACCCACAACATCAGCTTGGAAGGCTGAGGTTTTACCACTAAACTACACCCGCATGGTCGGAGTGGCAGGATTCGAACCTGCGACACCCTGCTCCCAAGGCAGGTGCGCTACCAAACTGCGCTACACCCCGAATACAAAAGGTATTATACTATTTAATTAAACAGATGTCAAGAGAAAATATATACTTTGTTAATCATGAAGCAGAAGAAAAATATTTGAAATCATATTTTTCTTCTGCCTGACAGATTGCTTATTTCAGCAGCTCTTCCTTAAGCTCGTAATATTCGCGCGAGAAATAGGGCGTAAGCTGTGCTTCGCGGTGGTCATAGCCAAAGGCGCGTTTGGTGAGGGACAATACAGGCGGTGCCTGAATGCGTTTGGCAACAGCAAAGCCGGCGAATAGCTTCCACCAGCGCTCTAAATCGGCAATCAGTGCAACAGCATCGGGACAGGCTTCGTTAATCGCTTCCTGCGTACAGCCTAGCTCTGCGGCCAGCGTGCCTGCCTTGTACCAGCGCAGGATATCTGCCGGAGTTGTTTTGTGCCAGTTTTCGATAAAGGCACGCAGCAGATAATCGTGATAAGCGTAAACCAGCGGGTCACCGCCGTTGCCTACTGTCTGCGCATCTGAAAGCTCGGCGCTGGGGCGGATATTGAAGATAGCTTCGGGGATTACCTCACGTTTGTAAATTACTTCGTTCAGATAGCGTCCCAAAGCGTATACCTGATGCTTCCAAAGGTCACCAATCATGGCCATAGCACCGCAGATGTCACCGTAGAAGGTGGCGTAGCCGATGGCCAGCTCTGCTTTGTTGGAATTGCAGCTGAAGACACCTCCGAAGGCTGCTGATGCAGCGGCAATGACGCGTGCACCGCGGTCACGGGCCTGAATATTTTCTTTGATGAGTCCGCTGAGCTGCAGATTGAAGCTGCTGCCGTCTGCCAGATGGGTGATAGGAGTTTCTTCCAGTTGCTTGACTGTCAGCTCATAGCTTTCGCTGATGGGCATTACGGCGTAGTTAGCGCCCAGTGCCTGTGCCAGTTGCTGCGCGCTGTTGCGCGTGGCAGCGGAGTTGAAGCGTGAAGGCAGGTTGAGCAGCAGGATATTTTCCGGTCCCAGGATATCTGCATACATAACGGCGGTTACAGCGCTGTCGATACCGCCGGAAAGACCGACTGTCATGCGTTTGATGCCGCATTGCTGCAAGAATTTGGCGGTGCCGTAGCGCAGAGCGCGATACACGGATTCCGGCTCCTTTGGCAGCTCTGCCGGCGGACAGGTGGGGATGATGCAGTTTGCTTCTGTATCCCAGGTGAATTCCAAAAAGGTATCGGCATACATGGGCGCAGAGGTTACCAGACTGCCGTCACTGTTATAGGCGGAAGTGCAGCCGTCGTAGGTGAAGATGTTCTTGCCGTTGTTCTGAATGCCGACGTTATTGCAGTAGATAAGCGGGATGCCTGCGGTGCGTGCCTGCGCACTGAAAAGGCGGTTGCGCTTACGGTTTTTGCCAAGTGTATAGGGGGAGCAGGAAAGGTTGCATAAAAGCTGTGCTCCGTTGGCTGCCAACGTTTGCGGTACGTTGAGGTGATAGTTTTCCGTCCAGCCGTCCTCGCACAGCATGACGCCGATGCGCAGGCTGGTGCCTCGGATGACGATTTCCAAAGGCTGCAGTACTTCGCTGACGCTTGCACCTTCTTCGGCGCAGAGTTTCTGCAGGCTGTAAAAATGACG